CCTCGATGACATACCGAGCCCTGTCAGCATAAAGAGCTGACAAATAAGACCGGTAGTAAGATCCGTTTATGGGCCATTCTGCGAAGTAATCCTCGACCTTGACGAGACCGCTAGCCATACCGGTAAACCGGATAGGCTTGCGATTCCGATGGATCTTGGAAAGTACGTCCGCGGCACCATAAACGTCAGACAGTAACGGCTTCCAACCGTAACTGTATTCAAGCCACAAGTCGGAAAAACTCCACCGTCCTTCGGGCCTTTTACGGTCCCTATAGATGACGGAGACTCTCTTTTTAGGGAGACCCTTCTTGTTGATGAGCGGTTGCCCGTCCTCACCGTATACGACGACCCGAGTTACCTCACGGTAATAATCGGGTACGACGTACCCACCAGACCTGGTCTTCTTCGGTTTTGGCAAACCGTACCGGGCATGGATGGACTTGAAATCGCCCTTTTTGATCCACAGGGCGAGCTGAACTAACCGTCGGACAGTGTTTCCGATCAAGGAAACAGTTTGCCTGCGTTCGGCTATCGCCTGCACCAGATTCATCGACATGGACGAGATCTTCGACTGGACCGAGGCTAAAGCTTTCGCTTTAGTTCCCGAATCCGGCCAACGATTGTACGTGCCGGTGGACCAAGGTGCATACGTATAGCCGCTCGCTGCAAAAGCCTGACCGACGAACGTGGCAGTTAACGTGGGTCCGTTCTTGCCGCTCACAACTCCTGGTTCAAAATCCCAATTCTCGTAACTGTAACTGTAGGCGTGCCAAGGCAACGCCTGCTTCGCAGCACGGGAAAGAGAATAGAACTTCGGAGTATTGAGTGACGATTGGGACCACGCGCCACGTCTGGATTGCTGGCTGGTGAACACCGGAGCCGCGTTCATATCCGGAAAGTAGTAAGCCCGAAGGGCATTCAAGTTTCCAAGATATTTCTGCGGCACGATGACACTCCAGTTACCAGTTAGCGAGAGAATCTGCTCGAACGAAGTCTGAGAAAACCCTGTAGTTAACGCTAATCCCTCGACGGGAGAGGCGTTCTACAAGTTCCTCATACTGACATTCAAGGATAGATTGCTCCCACGGATCTTGCTCGTCAGTCAACGCGACGACGACGTCTCTCAAGAATGAGAGCATTTCGATCGTCGTGAAGTTGACGAAGTAGGTTTCAATGGACACAATCATCTCCTTATGCAGATAGAGACCGAGCTGTCTCCCGGGGGAAATCCCCGGGAG